CTGATATTCAGCCAAATCTGACTGTACCTGAGCCTGAAGCTGCTGATATTCCTGTTTAGCTGGCTCAAGCCTTTCAGCAATCATGTTAGAGGCTTCTTCCAATACAGTAGCCTGCCATAGTTTGTTTCGTGCGAAGTCTTTCATAAAGTTCTGTAACTGGTATTTGTGCACACCATTCACGCCGTTGATTTCCTTTATATATCCGCCGCCTTCAGCTATTTTCAATATCGGCTCCTGCAAATCAGGCGGGATACCTTTTGCTATTTTATCAAGCGGTATAAACTCCATTGCCTTCTCATATTGCAGTTTAGCGTGCAAAGCCTGATTTCTGTTCAGAGCTGCTTGCTGGGATTGGTTATACATCTCTATCCCTTTGGCAAACCCTTCACCCAAAACTGCTGGACTTGTATATGGTACATTCATATTATTGCCTCCTTATCGGAAATTAATATCAGAAATTAATAATCTCGCAATCCTCCTAAAAGACATCGAAACTAAAATCAAACATTTTAAACAAATCACCAAACCAATCACCAAACCAATCACCCATAAAGGATGTAGTGCTGGATGGGTCATACATATCCGTCAGCGCCTTGTCGTATGGTGTAAATGCTGGATACTGGTCATCAGAGAACTGAGACCCACCATAACTGCCTCCTAATGACTGTGTTTCTGACTGAGTAGTCGCCTGTGATGGCGCAAGCCATCTATCTATTGCTGGCTGCATGGCTTTCATACCATACCCCAAAGCTTGTGCGCCTAATTGTCCCCACCCTAAGGCGTTACTCTGTTTTATCATTTTTTCATTCATGTTCATTTGGCGGTTACTCATAAGCATTTGGCGGTTGAATTGTTCCTGTTGTATTGCCTGCGCCCTGTCCGCCCTTCTGTTTTTCATCATGGCATCAAAGTAGCCTTCATACAGAGGTTCATCCTGATTGGCGCCGCCCATTAACTGTTGATTGCCTGTCAACCTTGATTGCCCCCTCTGGTTTTTGATAGCATCGAAAGCCTGTTGCATTAAATCTCCCATAGTTTACCTCCTAATCGCTGATAAAGCTTACATCTCCGTTATTCAATGGCATTATATAAGTCGCCGCATCCTGCTCGGCAAGCCTCATGCCATAAGACTCCATCTTCTGACCCCACTTCTTATTGCCTGTGAAACTGTAAATATAATTACACCCTTTCTTTTTTGCTCGCTCTACAAGATATTCAAATAAAGTTTTTAGGGCATACGCTCTAATTTCTTTTGGATATATCTTGTTACTTACCGCCCAGTCTATTACGGCAATAGTCTTTTCGTCTACATACATTGCCATAAAAGCCAGTATACTTCCATTGTTTTTGGCAATATAGCTTTCTTTCGGTATAGCATCAAGGGGGCAAGGGCACCAGTTATGCTCTTTCCAAAGGTCGCACAGTTGACTATAATGCTTATCAGGATTAAATTCTGCAATGAGCATTTAAGTATTCCAACCTCTCATCGTCATTCATATGTCCGCTATTGGTAACTTCACCAAAGTCGGCAAAGATAATCCCGTTCACTATCAGTAAGTGGTTTAGATTATTCAGAATATAAACCTTTATCACGTCATCAAGAACTACAGGCTTTGCAATCTTACTATCTTTTACTCTTATCCATTTTCTATCTTCATATACAGCGTGGGAGCCTGTTACATGGACGTTTTGATAGTCATAAATATCTCCAGACAGGCAAACTCCATAACCCGTAACTAAGCCACCGCCTTTACAGAAATCGCCTATCCTTACTTCTTCTACTGGTTTGGTAGTTCCGTCTTCCATTTCAATAGGCGTGCCTTCAGCAAAACAAAATATTTCGCTGAGACCACCAGATAAAATTGCTGCCCCAACCCTAGTTGCTGGGTTTTTCTGGATTTTCTTTAATTCATTTTTTATAGCTTTTCGTTGGCTACCTTTAAATAAGTCTACAATGCCAGCAGCGGGGTTTGTAAAGTACCCAATCGCTCTACCTATTGACCGCACATAAGGGTCAGTATATAAGAACTTAGATACAGGATTATCCTTGCCAAACATATCTGCAATGTTTCTTGTTATATGTTGTGATGCCATTGCTAGAGAAGCGTTCTCGGAAATCGGGCGTGCTAACCATGTACTCATTTGCTGTCCAGCTCGGCGTGTTTCTTTGTGTCCACTTTTTTGCATTGTTCTGGCTCCCATCCCAAATGCTGCCCCAGCTAATTCTCTTGTCGCATTATAACCAGCCACATTTGAAATCCCGCCCACAACGCCTCCAATAGTAGACCCAAGAGAACTTGCAGCAGTGCTTGCAGCGGCTGCACTACCGCTACCGCCAAACCCGCTAATTGCTGGGATATTAGAACCTAAACTCGTTACTGAAGTAATAGCATCAATAACAGCGGGGGCTGCTCTGCCTATCTGCATACCAACAGCCTTATAATCTTCTGGAGTTCCTTTCCCTCTTGCTATATTATAAGCACTCAATGCTGCAGCAGCAGGCTTCAACGCTGCCCCAACGCTACCTAGAGTGTCTCCTACCGTACCTCCTAAATCAGTATCGGCTATACTATCTATCCCCTTTACTGCAAGATTAGCAGCTTCGACACCAGTTCTAGCTATGCCCAAATATCCTTTTGCTTTTTCCAAATCAGAAAGTTCAGGTATTTGCTGATTCAAAGGTGAGGTAAGGGCGGGCATATTCAGTATACCGCTAGGCTTTTCCTTAGGCTTTCCCTCTCTCTGTTGCTTTGTGGTATCATATTGCTGTTCAACAGATTGTGTCTGAAATCCACCAGGAGATTCCAAAGCAGCGGTCATGTAGCTAGGCTGCGCCCGTGGGCTTCCACCTCTAGGCGGTAATTGCCTTGACTGCCCGTATTTTTGTTCTCTTATAAACGCCTGAGCATCGCCTATTAAACTCATGTCTCCTCCATATCATAATCAATTACTTTATAAAGTCCGCTTACATATAAGGGGGCGAACCCTCCACTTTCATTAGTCGTGGAAATGGAAAACTCCAGACTGTGAGTACATCCTCTTAAAGATACAGACCTTACAAATTTATAAAATCTTCTACCTGCTTTATTATTTGCAAAAGGAATTATAGCGGGAGTTGACGCCGTTGTATTTCCATCAGCATAATGCGTTACCGCAACGGTCTGCGTAGTTGTAGTCTTGCATTTGCCCACAAGCCTGATTTGCCTTATTTCTTTTCTTGTATCCCATGATTGGTTAAGTAAAGAGTCGGGTAACCTAAACTTGTATGCAATAGCAACACCATCAAAGGTAGTCCCATTTTCTAGTCTTTCAATATATCCGTCACCAGTCCCGCCATATACATAAGCATTCCCGCTGCTGTCTTCTACCTGAAACCCGCACCATAGATACTTTGTTCCCCTCTTTATATTATACCATCTCTTTCTGATAGTATCATAAACAAGTTCTTCTGTAAGGTAAGTTGGCGTAGTTCCCGTAGGAATCAGTAAATGATATTCGCCCCTCGTAGCATCATAAAAGGCAAAGGACGAAGAAGCCAACGTAGAAGATATACCCCCTGGAATACCCACGGACACTTTATCATCTACATCACTAGACACTTCAATGATTGAGTTGGTGTCGAACATTACCACGCCAGAATTGGATAACCAAGTCAGCACATGCTTTGTAACACCCGCCGCAACTTCGTATCCTGTATCGCAGGCTTTCATTGTTAGCGGAGCTATGCACCCCCTTACGCCTGATACCTGATAAACTACAAACGCATATTCTCCTGTAAAAGAAACCCCGTCAACAAGATATGTTTCATTACTCTTGCAGACTATCATATTCTCATACAATGACCCGCCGAATCTTGTAAACAGGGTCGCCCCTGCCGTAAGCCCCTTAGACCCGCCGAACAGCAACAACCCACTATCAGTCCCATTAAAGACACAAGCAGTCCCATAGCTACTGCCTAATGCAGCATTAGCCGCCTTAGATTGGTCGTTCAATAACCACAATCTATTCTGCCATAATAGCGGATAACGATAGGGCGGAATTTCAGACTGAACAGGTATCCCCTGAACATGGTCAATCCTTACCTTTATTGATAGGACTCCAGACGGTACTAACCTGTAATAATACCACTTAGAACTATTAGCAACACTGACAGGAAACTCATTTACTCTTGATGGAGCATTCCATGAGATTATACCAGTTCTGCTTAAAGTTCTTCCATTTACCGAAGTTCCATCTTCAATACTCCCGACTGATGTCCATTCACTACCATTCCAGTATTGGACAGAAAGACTTCGAACATATTCATTAACAGAAGTTCCCCCCATAAATATTTTTATGGCAGATACCCTTTCATTAAAACCGAATGCCAGCCAGCCCGATGATGTAAGGCCGCCGATTGAGACATACGTATCATCAATGTTGGCATTGTAATCTAACGCATATACGTTTGGTGTATAATCAGTTGATTTGCCAAGAAGCCTTCTTATACACGAATATACCTGTCTCGGCGTACCGTCCCATATATCCACTAGCTCTTGAGGCGGAGCGTAAACAGTAACTTCTTTTAGTTTAGTGGTCGCATCAATCCCATAGAAAACGAAGTAGTAAAAGTAGGCAATATTTTCTTCGATAACTTTCACTTTAGCGGTATCAACAGTACTACTAAAAGTAATAGAGCCTGTCTTGGCTAGTGGTTTCCCCGCAGTTGCGGTACCATCCACTAATGAACTTAACAAGACCCACGCAGACCCGTCCCAATAATATCCAACTACAGTTCCCGTAGTAGTGTTAGCTGTATCCACATAATATTTTACACCAGAAATTGGGCGGGTAGAGCCAACATAAACATGGGAACCATATTCGTCAGTATAAGCGGTAATAGGTATTTGGAACGGCTCAGTATGGATTATCGTAGAATTGAACCTAAACTCATCCATATATCCCGCAAAGTAAGTAGTTTCATCATATCCTAAAGTAAAATTTTCTGAATATAACACCGCCCTGTTATTATTTTCTTCATCTATATCATATAACGTAGCAAGCCCTGATGTCCCCGCATATAAATACCAAACATCTCCATCTTCGGCTACCTCAAAATAAGTCCATGTATTAAGGGCGACAACGCCATCGGGAGTGGTAAGCTCCACAACTTTGTCTCCCGTGTCATAAATGACAAAAGAAATCGCTCCACCAGTTGTCACGAACAATTTTACATAGTTATCAGCATCTGTTTTCCAAAACCATATTGGTCTTTCCGTAGCCAATGAGGTAACATAAATACGTCCATCGAAAGTCCACTGCCCACCAGACATATCGAAATCAGCATCAGATGCTCGGTAAACATATTGGGAACTCCCATTGAGGGCTAAAGCCTTTTCGAAAAGTCCAGTAGTATAAGTCGGCGTCCCCACCCCAGTAAGCGTTTTTGCCTTGCCAGATGAATCATTCAAATTATCGTCAAACTTCCATAATCCTTCCGTAGTGGGCAGAAGACCAGACAAAACCCGTGAAAGCGTAAATACATTATCCGCATTGGTTATATTGTTATTAGCCTGAACTGTATAATCGTAACTGAAACTTCCGCCAGGGTCGAAATTGATAAATTTCCCGCACCTGTATTCTTCGCCTGACCATATATAATTACCTATCCCATTACAATAAACTATGCTCTGGTCGGGTGCTTCCGTGAAATAAACTGTATTATCTGAGGTTAACGTATGGAATAGCGAAAAGGTGGTCTCCTCAGGAACTGAGGCATCACTCCCGTCACTTTTGTAAATAGCGGACGTTTTATCCGCAGGGTTTGTTACCTGAATGAATATATGACTCTCTGTATTAGGCGCGGCTTTCTTAAAGAAAAAACCATTCTGGACTTTTAATTTAGGTAAGACAGTAGCGTTTATTTTTGTCATACCGCCGCTAATAGCTTCAATCCCGCCATCGTTATATCTCAGGTTTTCTAATACCTGAAAATGGCTATCAGGAAGTAAAGTACCATCCAATTTGGTAATCAACCGCCCATTCAAAGGAAAATTAAAAGGCGTCAGACTTTTATCTCTATCAGCCATTAACGCATACTCCTGTCAAAAAAGGTGCGCTTTTTCATATTCACCCGCCACTTGTGCCTGTCAGGTCGGGTGTCTTCATTCGCCTTCGCTTTTCGCAAAAACATTTCCCAATACTTATACCATGAATCACCAAAATTCGGCTCCCTATCTCTATACTTGTAGAGCCACGCCGCATAATGAAGCACCGCAGGCATATAAACAGCAGGGAACCTGTAACTCCCGTAAGCTGTATAAACTGGGTCTGGCTTTTGAATGTAAGGAAGTGTAGCAGTATGTCCAGCCGTATCAGGATAGGCATTGAACTTTATTTGCTTTCTGGATTGGGGCGTAATAATAAACGCATCATCGCTTGTCCAGTCATTGTCAGTCCCACCAAACATGGCAGTCTTTAGATGGGTAGCGTCTATTACCTCGATAACAACTCCATCACTACCGTCAGTCGTATTATGTATTTGGTCTCCTACTGATACTTTGCTGGCGATAAATGTTGACGTAGAAGACGTAAGAATAGTGTATCCATTAGTTAAAGCGCCAACCGCCGAAGCTGTCCCTGTAACAATGCTGGGCGTATCTCCATCGATTATCGCAAAGTTATCAGGTATAGTCTTCCCTTCCGTAGGATTGTCTATCCACATAGAAGCAATATCCCTGTAAGTCAGGAATGTATAATTAGCACCATCATAGTATTTGATAACAAACTCATTGGTTGAATTGCGCAAATACAATGAAAGATAATCTACTGGTAAGTCATAATCAGCCGTACCAGCAACAGTTGTTAAAGTTGTTTCTGCCGTAAGGAGCCTTGTTTCAATAACAAACTGACACGCCGCCTGATATATGTAATCAAACGATGTCCGTGTATCAAGGAACGAAGAAGTTTCTCCTTCCTGCAATAAGTTTCTTAATTGGTAAAGATACTGCTTCCCGTCCATACCTTATTCTCCTAATCCCTGCGCAACACCTCCGTATTGCTGTTTTCATCCAAGACCCTACTGGAAAGTTTCCACATCTTTTCCGCTTGTGTTCTTGATACCTTCCCATCTATCGGAGTAACATTACTTGCCTTAGCAAGCTTCATCATTTCACCTGTCAGCTTTATAGACGGAACTTCAGACCGCCGCACTTCTTCATGCACATCCGCCAAGCCTTTCTTCATATCAGAACGGGTAAACATCTTGGCCGCAATCTCTTTTCCTAAGTCTTTTCGGGCTTTTGCAAGGAAGTCTTTTGTCCTGGCATCAAGCTTGGGCATACTTTCTTCAACTTCATCCATTCTCTTTTGAAGTTTTTTCAACCTCTCTTTTGCCTCACTAAGCTTGGTATCCTTAATTCTGCCAGATTTAATTTCAAATTCAGCCATTCTAATATCTTCCGAAAGCTCATCAAGCATCTGCCTATTGTACCAGATAGGCATTTCCGATGCTATCCTCTTTTGTCCATCCTTCCCTACTACCATGTCGCTTTCAGAGAAAAAACTGATTTCGCTACTTTGCTCTTCCATGAAAAATTACTCCTTTCTATTTTTGCTTTATATCGTATCCATAGACTAAGCCATCTACTGTCTTCATTATTGTTGACTTGCCATGAACAGTAATCTTTTTCCCCAATCCTTTTACATAGCCGCACCAGAAATCGGCACCGCACTTTATTTTATAATAATCAGATGTCGCATCCATAGCACATCCATACTCATTATCCCATTCGGAAAATTTGTTAAACCCATAATAAATCTCCTTACATTAGTGACGCTGCCCTGTCTTATTCCCGAACATTATCGGGGTTATCTCCCATGCACCGCCCAGAAGAACCACACCTCCGCTTACACTTTATTCAGCAGGGGGGCTTTAGGAGTTACCCCCCTACCTACTTGTCTATGTATGTACCACGCTTTTTGCCCCTAAGAGCAATTCTTTGTGGTAACCCAAATTCCTTGCGCTTTTTAAACAGCGCCGACCTGCCAATATTTAAAACCTTACACGCCTCGTCTAGACTATTATACGTATTCAACACTTCTTCAATACGCTCTTTAGTAATAGGCTTTAAAGGTTTATGGTTCGTTCTATTAGCAGCGCAAGCACGGCACCATAATTTTTCCTCGCTGACAATCTGGTCACGAATACGTATATCTTTTAAATCCATTCCACACTTATTGCATAACCAGTTAGCATCTTCTTTTACTTTTTGGCGGTAAAGATATTCCTGCGAAGATAATGAACAGAAAGTTTTCTTTGGTCTTAACGCCTGCATTCTCGCCCGAATTGATAATCTCTGTGCATATTCGCCAGATGATAAAGGGTTACAACCATCATTGTTTTCACGCACCAAATGCGTAGCTTCTAATCCCAATTCAATCTCCTGTTTTTTACAGAAACAAAGGTCTTTCATTCGCTCTAGGAACGGAAGAATTTCGTTTTTGCTACTTAACCGCCAATGATAACATTCAGAAAACTTCATGTGTTTCTTATGAACATTACCACCAAACTTTTGTTGTATGAGATATAATACAGCTGGATTTTTCTGTGTTATTGTAACTGTACACCGTCCGCCCGCATTAATCATCACACAACCTTCACCGTCAAAGAAACCTGCTATATACTCGTCCGTAAGCATATCATACCTCCCTATCGTTAAGTATAATATACTTACGGGTTGAGTAATTGGCAACAACTAATTGTCAAAGAACGCTATGTATCCGATATTATTTAGGATACCGCCATTCCATATATAAACCTCCAGTCCGTAAATCCATAGCCGAAGCGAGCATAAACCGCCTGTTTAAACATCATGGAATCAAAATCTTTCTCCGTAGTAATATCGGGGTCAATTCTGTTAATCCACAACAGATATTCTTTCATCTGTTTGCTATCAACCATGAACCAGTTATTGGTATCATAATCGTCTAGACGTGGATACGGAATTATCGTCCACCTATTGTACTGGGGATTGATTTTTCCATCCGCCGAATCAGGGTCACGGTCAGAGGAAGCTCCAGTCTCATTTCTACCTACGGCTTCGCAGGCTGCATCATACAGGGAATCAGGAACGATAAGCGTGTCAGGTTCAATAACGATACGCTGACCGATTTCATTCCTGAATCTTTTCATAAGCACCCTGGTTGCACCTATCGCAGTTTTGCTCAATGCAGTTGTACCCGCATTAGAGAAACCAGTAGCAGTAGAAGCTCCACTCTTGGTTGTATGCGAAGATGAACACAGGGCAGTTCCCTCTTCACTCGTAGAAAAGGTCAATGCGGAACTAAAGGCATAAGCGAAAGCCTGGGCGCCGTATTTCTCTTTCACACGATAGAGAGAATTTATCAGACCATTCTGACGTGTTTTTATAACGTCATAGCGGTCATCGTCTAACAGTTTACGTTCAATCTGAATACCACCAGCAAACTCTTTCGGTTCGATTCTGGTGTAATATTGCGGAGCAACACTCAGGTATTCAAGCAGTCCATTGAACGCAGGAATATCAGGAACTGCGCCAACACCATAGAACTCTTCCCATGCTTTGTCGGATTTTATTACGCCGAAAAGCTTGTCAACCATAGAAGGCAGCTCTTGGAAAGAATCCACATACACTTTGCGGAGCCTGTCATCAAGCAGTCGCATAAATTGTGAGCTAGTAAGAGGATTTCCCATAATTCATACCTCCTATTAAGTTGTCAATCTGGCTGTATTGGTCGGAGAAAGCGCATCACTCAAGAAATGAAAGATGCAGTATTCCGTACCAGGTTCACCAGTAAGGTTAATGTCTAGCACGTTAATTACATAGTAATCAGAGGTTAATTCTGCGGTATTATCAATCCACAGCCCATAAGTCGTATCGGTATTCATACGGCAAATACCCTGCTTTACATTAACAGATTTCGCCTTATCACCAACACTAGGCGTATAAGGGAATGCTCTCGTATTAGTCGTAACTGTCGTACCAGTATCAGTACGCACACGATAAATACCTGCATTCGCTCCGCTTGTATAGCAAAGAGTCGAGTTCTGCGCCACGCCAGTAAAACCAAATGATTCGGCAAATGTTGCACCAGTAGTAGATAAATCACTGACAGCAGTTGTTTCCGTAATAACCGTAGTACCTACAGTAGCACTACCTCTAAAATAACCCTTCAAAACGGTCTCAGGGGTAATTCTCGCAACCTGAACTAATGGCTGCGGGTCTCCCTTACCGTACATCCCGCCCTCTACAAGACGCCAATCTCTCGCTAACTGACCATCCGCCGTATTAACACCAGTAATGATTTGCTTTTTAATAAGAGCAGTAGCCAGTGTTGAATATGTAGGTGTAGCATTGTTGTCGCCAACAACAATACCAAACGGTACATGGAAATTCGTAGCATCACCAGCGCCTGACGCAGCAGGCATTACGATAACACCGCCAGTATCGGTAGGCGTCCTATGTCCATAGTACACCATCATTCCATGAGCAAGAGTTGCAGTCCCGTTTACAGGAACCCAAATAGGCTTCTGAGGGCTATATACTACCTCAAATCCCAAACTCATAATATTATCTCCTTATCAACTACGGTAAGTTCTTTGTCCCACAGAATGGGCAGCCGCCTATCGCAACTGGTTTTCTCGGCAAATAATAATCCGTTATCGGTTCACTATCCGCCCCATTCTGTATTACACCACCTACCGTACTAAATGTATCCAAATATAATTGTACCAATTTCGGGTCGCCTGATGATACTGGACTCATGGGGATGTCAGAAAACTCTCTATGCACGATACCGCTTCCAGTTCCCGTAGAAACTTTCGTAATATCGAGATGAAAGCCACAATTCCAACAACGTAGCCACTTACCACCATCTTCAAAAGACCCCTTCACTCGTCTTGAAGGTTTTTTTCTGCTTAAACGACTCATTCTTTTCTTGCCAGCGATTTTTGAACCCATTCAGAGTTTGTATCTTCACCCAAAGCACGTAGAAACTTTTCAGCATAAGGGTCTAACTTAACCTGTGGTTTCTGTGCCTGACTAACCTGTGAAGTAGTTGACAACCCTGTGGGCTGATGAACTCCGCCTTTTACATTAGCCTGTGGCGCCTGCCCCCCTACAAGCTTCATTTTTAGAAGCTTATTTTCTGCCTTCAGATAATTCCGCCCAGCATCTGCAACAGGGTCAGTATGACCACTATAGGTCGGATACTCATCAACATTGGTAAACAATTCGGCTTCAATATCTGCGTGTAAATCTGGGTTAATATAACTCATAGATTTTACGCTATGAATATACCGATTTGCGTACTCATTCCGCTGCCTACTCATCTTGGCTTCCTTCCATTGATTATAGCGTTCTAAATCTTCTGGAGTGGATATGTAATCTACGGGGGGTGCATCCTCTATGGGTTGCTCCATTGCCCTGGTACCATCCTGTCTTGTAGCCAACATCGAAGTAAGTTCGGATATAGTCTGTTTTAAGCCACTTATCTCTTGCTCAAAGGACGCAACTTTACGACCAAGCCTTGAACGCTCTCGCTGTTCTTCAAGGGAGTCATCCTGATGCTCTTGAGGGAGACCTTCTAAACCTTCATCATTCGCTGATAAATCCTGAACTTCTTCAGACGAAGTAAAATCATCATTGCCGCCTTCAGACGGGGATTGATTTTCTAAGGTCTGTTTCTCGCTCATACTTTATCTCCTTTCGTATTTGTTTTTATTTCCTTAATTGCTTCATGATAGATATTGATTTTTTCACTATACCTAAGAAGCAATTTACGAACTACTTTGTATTCCATCCTCTCTTCTTCTGTCGCCTCAAACGCCGCTATCTTATCAAGCAGGCGTTCATGTTCTACTATCAAGTCTGATAAAAATTCCCTGCCGAACTCCGTGTCTTTAGCATCAATAAAGCCCTTCAGCTTTCCTAACAAAGACAGGGTACGCTCACCACGTTTCCTGTATTTCTCAAGAAAACTATCTACTTCTTCTTTCGCTAAAACTGTCATAGACCAGACCCCTCTCTTGCCTGTTGTTCCAGTCCACCTACAGGCACACCATACTGGTTACTAGTCTGTATTGGCTCCTGGTCGGCAATCTGCTCTCCCTGTGGCTCATCTTTATTTATACCCATTTCAATAATCTTTCTCAACAACGGAACTACTGTCTGTTGCTCCTGCCCCAAAAGCTCAAACTGCATTTCAAGAAGTTTTATAATTACAAAGATTGTACCAGGCATAATCTTGACTAAACCAGATAATCTTCCTATAATCTGGTCTATATTTCGCACCTTCTGGGCTTTGTTGTATTCTACTTCTATATTGGAACTTACAGGCTGGTAATGATAATCCGCTTCAGGGTCAAAGAACTGTGCATTTTCTCCCATAATAGCTATGGCAGTTTTGGGGTGCATAAATTGATAGCCCATCTGTAACATTACCCAATAGAACTCTACTAAGAAAGTGTATTCAAAAGTGAGTGCTTTGTAATTAGACCTTAAACTGTTTTGATTGGATGCACCCTGTACCGCCGTTGCCGTGGTGGTTGCCATTCTTGGAAGGTCGCCCATTGTAGTTGGATAAACTGAGCTGACCTGTTGCATTTTCCCTATCAACATTTGCGCCTGCATAAGAGCGCCCTGGATATTATCGCTGATTCTAAATTCTGTTATATCATCAGGATTGTCTACCATCATCATATGTTCTGGTTCAAAATAAATGGAATCATTATCTTCCATTGCATGGCGGCGGACTTTTAATGTCGGCATTGTAGCTAATTTAACACGGTCATTGGACAAATTAAGCGTATCATTAATAGCTACTTGTAATTCCCTGGCATATTTCCCGTCGCTCATGCCAACATCTTTGGTTGCATGAATATAATTCAGACCCCTGATTATCGGTCTGAAAGGGACATTTTTAGAAGTTCTAAATGGTGTTGGCTGAAATCTGATTAAAGTGGAAGTATTACCATAAATAGCTACGGTAACGATAGACTCTACAAGTTCAGCACTCTCGTCTATTTCGCCTCTATCATTATATGCTGGCTTCATTTTTACAGGGTAGCCATCTTCATCTCTTTCTTCAACAATCGCCCATATCAATCCGAATCTTTCAAGGATGTCGAAGCGTTTTAATTGGGATTTATCTTTCTCTCTTTCCTGCCCCCTAGCAAGTTTGTTTGACTGGGTATCTTCACCTACTGATATTTTCTTTAATTCGTCTAGATTAATATACCCGTTGTCGGCAGAACTGGCAACTAATTGCTCGTAAGACATTTCAGCCCTGATTATTACCCATTCCTTTTCCTGAACTGAATAAACGTAACTGCTATCAGTAAAAACATTTCTTGGGTCAGGTACTTCATAATGAAATCTATCTTCCTCTACGATTTCTTCAATGCGTGGAACAATCTTAGTAGCATATACAGGCCTGCCATCTTCTTCATACCCAGCCAATACTTTTTGTGGTTCGAAGACTTCCTTCTGCCGTATCCTCTGTTTCCATGAGCATACCGCATAAACGCAGCCATAAGTGCTATTGATAGAACGGGCTTTCATGTATTTTTGGTAATGATACATCTTACGAACATTAAGCATTGAATTTATAAAGCTTTTTGCTGCAAAAGCCTTTTTCTTGCTTAGTTCTGTTTCACCGTCTAAATAGACATCAACAAAGTCTCTTGAGGGGAAATACTGATTAGCCCATTGGGATGCCTCCGTATTATAAATAGAAGCATATTCCGGGATACTAATATCAGATAGCCACTCATAGTCCTTTTCGGTGCGCTCACATTCAAGGATGTCAATTACTTTCTCAAAATCATCAAAGCTATTTTTCTGGTTTCTTTTGGCTGTCTGGAACTCCTCAACTATCTGCCCTGTGACCTTAGCTTCGATTGATTCCCCGAATTGTAAGTCTCTTGCCTTTTTCTTTGCCATATTAATGTCCTATCTTAGGATGAATGATACACGATTTATTAATTTAATCAAGTTCTTTTTGCAACGAGGGCATTTTATTTTGTCATCAGTCTTAGCTAAAGGAACCATGACCTCATACTTCTTTAGGCATTTTTTGCAATAATAATCAAATAACGGAATGATAGACTCCTTTCTAAAAATAGGTTTTTCTCTTTAGTGGCTTACCAGTAACAACTCCCCACCTTGCATTTGAAATCATAGGGTTTTTTAACATCGATTCCACAGTGATAGGAAAGTGCGACCACTTACGTTGCGCCGCCTCTTTCGGGTCATTACGGCTCAACATCTCTCTCGAACCCCATTCCTCTAATCTCCAGTTTTTCATGGCATCAATAAGATGAGTGCAATTATCAGTTATCCATATAGTCGGCAATATGGTAGTTCGCTGCATATCCCCTTCGCCTGTGATAACTTTGTTATTGAATGGTTTGCCTACTTTCAAGGAATTGAGGAGCCGCTTCGTCATCTCCTCTCTGCCCCTTCCGCCTTTAGTATCCCATCCTTGCCAATACCCACCAGTTCCCACACCGTCTTTTTTGAACTGGATAAAAAATCTATTCATATCTTCTACTGTGGTTAAGTTAGTATTAACCTGTTTGCTGTTTGCCAATGGGTCAATTAAGTTTAACAGATATTTATAATTTCCACTTCTTTGAGCAATATTCAGGGCTATATCATAGGTTATCATACGCTGCGGACTTGCTGAGTAATCGCACCAGATAAAGATTTCATCCTGCGGAGAAACAGAAAGCCATACACACGCCCACGGATTTGACGTATGGTAATCTATCCCCCTAAAATGCTTCCAGTATTCAGGGACGCCATGAGGAAAATATTCCTCTTGTCTTATAACATGGATTTTCTGCGTAAATGATTTATAAATTTTACCAGATAATTGCCTGAATAAACCATAGCGCCTTGCGTCTACAACATCTTCATCATCATACATATCAAACATGGAGTCTATGTATTCTTTAGCCGTAACAGGTTTACCTACCATTTCAGACCGTCTCTTGGCTAAATCCTCATAAATAGGATTATCATCAGTAGCAGCCATAATAACGCATATATCGTCCTTACTGGTTGTTATTTCGCATTCAGGGAGTGTTTCTCCTGTGCGCTGAAATATTCTATCTCTGACGGTTTTTGTTCTGTATATATACTTTGCTCTTTCATACAATTCATCAAATTCCCAGCCGATAGCACCAGGGACTGGGGTAAAGGTAAACAGTATATCCCCATCAGCAGCCAGTAGGCGGGGGATTTGTTCATCAAAAAAATCCCTATTGCATTCTTCATCAATCCAGGTTCTTCTGCGTTGTACGCCAGCACCAGCCTGAACATCCTGAGAGAATGAAACATACTCTATATTAACATTCTTACCCGTAGGAACTTTTACTGTCATTACTGGCTTTCTTGCTGTTATTTCTTTCTCTATAAGTGTAGACGGGAATCTTCGTTTAAAAGCCGGATATTGCGTATTCCTTACCTCGTCTTCCTCTTTTTCCCCTGGAAGAGTTTGGGACGCAAACCGCAAAGTTCTTACTGAATCTGAATCTGTAATGTTTTTATTTTTATTGGGGTGCCAGCCTAAAATAGAAAAGATATAATCCATTACTGCAGTCTCATTCTTTCCGAATTGATTGCCCGTAAAAAGGCAAGTAATTTTACACGGACTGTTTAACAGCCAATGCAATACCTGCGTCGGTTTATAGGAAAAGAAGCCAGCCCAGCTATTATAATCTTCAGCGCCCTGCTGCATTAAATCTCCTACCTTCCGTATAACTTTATTAAGTAATCAATGTCTATTATTGAATAATGATGATTAGCATCTTTCAACTTCAATATTCTGGAATTGTCCCCTTTTACATATGCCGTATGAACCCAACCATGAGGAAAAAATTCTGCTATCAGTTCTCGGAAAGGCAAATTATCATAAACAAAACACAATACCTGCATCAGAGTCACAGACGCTACCAACGGCTTTTTATCCACCGCCCTACCTGTTAAATGATGAGAAGTATCGCTTGATTTAACTGCGGTATTCAGTTGCGGACACCTGAACCATGAACTAGCCCTCAAGCGACCAAATTTATTTCTAATAGGTTGAAGAATTACCCTAGCCGTTTCCTCGGCGTTCTTCCATTGTTCTTCGTTTGGAGTGTTGTCAATACCAAGCCGAGTAGCTTCATAAGATTCGATGACTTCCTTATACTGGAAATTTGGCGCACCAGGCATCTTAGCATTTAAATCCCTTAAGCTCATCTTTCCCTCCTGTTCTTCTTATGCACTTCTCTTTTTGTTTCTTTCAACACAAATGGCGGTTTGCGCCGCTAAATCCTTTTCGAGTCTATTTATTCTGCCATTTTGAACACCTACCTTATCAGCGAGTTTATCTATTGAGTGTTTAAAGTCAATATTTACCTGTTTAATATCAGAGTAAGATTGTGCATAAAACAACCTATTAGCTTCTATTCTCTCTTTTATATCCCTTGATGTCAGTTCTGCCTTGTCGGCAATAGCCTTAGCGGTGCGCTCCGCCCTGTCAGCAACGACTTCAACTATCCTTCTTACTTCGTCCCTGTCCTTTATTCTATATTTTTCCGCTAATGCCCTATCTTCTTTCCTATCGGCTTCGACCCTGTTCATCCACCGCACAAAGAAAAACACCACAAGCCCAAGCAAAGAGCCATTTACAATTACCCCACTAATTACAATACCATCCACCATAACCTCCTAGTGAGTTGAAAGCCAGTCCAAAATCTTCTGTTTGTTGTTCTTATACACCACTATCAAGATAGCGATAATTCCGCTTGCACCGATAAATAAACCACCCAAAAAACCTTTTAAAAACGCCCCTACAATGTCCATAATCATTCCTCCATCCATTTTTTTATTTTTGCTTTATCCGCTTCAGCTTCCTGAAACGCTTTCCTATACAAATCACCACGCAACCAAAGATAATTAATCAATTCGCCTGTTGTCAACTTACCAGGATATTCGAGCAGTTCAGGTTCTTTTATTTCCTGAACAAAACTCGCAGGCGGATATACCTTAACAACTTCAGTTTTTATTATCGGCTTGCCCACGCAGCCAGTCAATAAAATGGCCAGGCACAGGGCTATCAAGCCAATCAGCAACTTCTTCATGCTTTCTCAATTCGGCAATTTCTTTGTTTCTTTGTTCAAGTTCTTTTCTGAATGTTTCTTCCATCTGTTTTTGTTCTTTTATTCTTTCGCTTAGCAGTCTTTCTGTTTTGGCTTTTTCTCTTATCAGTTCTTTTACAGCTTCTTCGTTGGCTAGATTTGCGGCGTGAGCCACTTCATATTGTAATTTGAAAAAGTCACGTTCATATTTCGCACTTTTTGCATATAGCGAAAGCCCTGCGATTACCGCAAGCAAAACCGCCGTGCTAATAAGAAAATATTTGGTCAATTTTTTTCCTCGTCTTTTCTTTTATGCCATTGGTAAAATCCAAAGCCGACAGCCAGAAGCCCTATAACACCTAGAATCACCTGTGCTGTATGCTGTGGAATATCAGGTGGGTCAATAAATGCCCACGTAACAAACACGGTAATCAACAGCATTATCCAAGCAAGTATTAATCTTCTGAATCGTCTATTTTTATCAAAGTCAATCATAATTACCTCATAAAGAACATAAGCCAAGCAT